GCTTCAATGTCAGTGCCAGAGGATTATTCACAAGATAGGTTATTTGAATGGGGGCTTAATGACAAAAAAGAATTTCAGGTTACTTTTGAAATGGAATTAAAATCATTTATGCCAGTATTTGAAAGTGGTATTTTATTACCAGAGATTGATTTTATTACTAAAGAAGCATTAAAAGCTAATCCTAATGCATCAGGTGTTGGTCAACTTAGGTGTGATGATAGTGGAAATATGGGAATCTATTTCGGTGGCATATTCCAAACCTTTAAATTTAGTGATAATGATATAAGAGTTGCTCCGGTAACGGCAATGTATAGTAATAGTGGATTTAATAATACTACTGATGAAGAAGTAGGTGGGCCATTTGAAGAAAGAGAGATTGATTCATCACCTAAACCACTAGAAAGTAAACCCAGTAAGGTTTATCGTAATGCTAATAATGATGAAGGATAATTAACTCTAAGATCCTAGAATATATAAAACAAATCAAATTCTATAATATGGAAAAAGTTATTAAAGAAGGTCAGACACAAGTTTATATGGGCGGCGGAATAGATCGTCAATATGGTGTTAATACTGACGCACCTTACCTTAATACTCCACCACAGCAACTAATTGATATAGTTGGTGTTCTGTTTTCCCAAAGCGGTAAAACTAAATTGGATGGAAAAAATGGTAAAGTAGTAGAAGGTGGGCCGATGACAGACTCACAAGTTCTTACAATTCTGGTAGGAATGGGAACGCCTCAACAATTAGCAATGAGTGCTATTAACGCCTTTAAAGGAAATCAAATAGAAATTACAGAAAATAATAATAAACAAAAAAATCATAACGAAATGAAATTTACAATTGCTGAACTGCACGAAAATGTTATGAAGAGCATCGAAGCTTTAAAGGTAATGAATTCGGATAACTCCAGAGTTTCTTATACTGCTAACAATGCCCTCAACATTTTAGAAGAATCTCTCAAGGCATTCCCTATGAGATTTAAAAACGAAGAAACTGAAGTAATCAGTGAAGAGATAGAAAACAATGTAAACCCTATGCTTAAGTTTACAATTGCTAAACAACTTCACAGAGATTTAGCATCTTCAGATTGGATTAATCCAATAAGAGAATTAAGATCTTATATTACAGGAGCTTATACAGATACAAAATGGTCTTTTAGAATAGCCGAAGCAGTATCACGTACACAAACACAAAAAGGAAAAATGTTTGAAGGATTAGTAAATGATTTAGAAGGTTTATTAACTGAATCATCAGATTCTATAAAAGCTAAGTTTTCTTCTATTGCTGCAAAGAATCCATGGTCAATGGATTGTAAAGCTATTCTTAATGAAATGAAAGCAGAAGATAATAAAGCTTCTTCAAATGGAGGTGGACATATTTCTACAATTCTTTCACCAGTTTTAGAATCAGAAAATGGATTAACATTCCACTTACATGGAAAGAATTATAACTTTGATGGAAAGGCAATTACTGAAACTGAAGTTAAAGATGCTAGATTCTTTGATGTATTAGAAGGATTAGGAATGTTTAAGAATATGAATAATACTTTAGTTACTTTCGGTGAAGGTAATGACAGAACATTAGAATATAATTTAACTGAAGGTACTATTAAATTAGGAAATACTGATTTATCAAATGCTAGTATAATTGAATTAAAAGAATCTTTAATGGCTCTTAACTTTTTCGGTTATAGAAATCAATGGAAGATTGATAAAGTATGTAAATTCTTTGAATCTGTTGATCTTCTTGCTGAAATGGATAACTTTACAAATATTACTTCAAATGAATTTTCAAATTTATTTTTAACTATGATTAATGTCCAAGAAGGATTTTATGTAAATAAAGTTAATTCTGGAATGCACGTAAATGAAATGGTATTTGTATCTTCTGCAACTGAGACAGTTAAATTAGTTAAGGAATTTATTAACTATGACGCTTCTCCAATTTTATCAGAACAACTGATTGCTGAAAATAATGAAGTTGCTAAAGTTGAAAAGGAAAGATCTGATATTTCAGATAAAATTTCATTTTTAGAAGAAAAGAAAGCAAAGGTAAAAGAAGCTATTAATAAACTTGGCGAAACTGAGGAACTTACTGAAGCTATGAATCTGTTAGAAGAAGAAATTTCTAAGTTTGAAAAATCTTTACAAGAAACATATGACAAAGTTGTATTAGGTGGTAACAAAGGCGATAAGTCTAAAACACACGACGGAGAAGATTTTGAAGAAGAAGATGAAAAGAAAGAAGAAGCAGTAACAGAAAAAAAAAGTCGTAACGATTATTTAGACGATGGATTTGTTGAAGCTGAGATTGCTAAAAATGGTAACGGTCTTAAAAAAGGTATGGAAGTTATGGTAAGTGCTGAAGACTATACTTCTTTAGGTGATGATGACCAATTAGAATGTATTAACCCTAAAACTGGAAAATCTACAATTTGCCCAAAGAGCCAATTGAATGTTAAGATTTAATAACCCTTTATAATATAAAGAGCCGGTAGTAATAATAAACTATCGGCTTTTTTTGTATATAATAATAAATAAACATTTACAAATGGCAAGAAAAAGAAATTATCTCAACAACAGAGATCTTTTAGAAGAAATAATATTATCCAAAGAACAGGATGAGCTTACACCAAAGGCATTAGAGTTTTTAATGTTATTAGCTGATAAGTGTTCTAGAAAACTATCATATGCAAACCCAGACGATAGACAAGACTGTATAGCATCTGCTTATATGGATCTATTTAAATATTGGAGAAATTTTAATCCAGAAAAATCAACTAATGCGTTTGCTTATTTTACTGAAATATGTAAAAGAGGATTTGCAAAAGGGTGGAATAAACTACATCCTAGAAAATATGCAGGTACTGTTTCAATTAATGGTAGTGCTGATAGTGACGGCATATATACTATATAAATTTTAAATGAGCATTAAAAAGGTAAAACCTACTTCAAAGTCTGGATTTAAACAAGGGTATTATAATCCTATTAATCCACAAAAGTATATAGGCCCTCATCCTATCATATATAGAAGTAGCTGGGAACGTAAGTTTTGCCATTGGTGTGATCATAATGAACAAGTAATAAAGTGGGCTTCTGAACCTTTTTCCATAAAATACTTTAATATGTTGGATAGTAAGTTTCATAACTATTATCCAGATTTTTATATAAAAATGGATAAAGCTGGTATAATTGAAGAATATGTAGTAGAAATAAAACCTAAGGCTCAATTACAAAAACCTAAACCACCAAAAAGAAAAACAGCAAAGGCACTTAAAAATTTTAAACATGGATATGAAACTTATGTTAGAAACCTTTGTAAAACTGAAGCATTAAATAAAATGGCAAAACAGAGAAATTTTAAAGTAATGCTTTTAACAGAAGACTCAAAATTATTCTAATGGCAATAGTAGGATCCTTTCAAGAAGACTTAGATATTTACCTTGCAGATTATAAAGGTAGAACTGGTGCTTCTAAACAATCAGACAAAGACCTTAAAGGTATCGGTAGTATTGCAAAAGGATTATTAGATAACGGTAAGATGTATTCGTTTGAGTACTTTACACCAGACGAAACATTTTATGATACTTATCCTTTAGTATTAGGTTTAGGCAAAAGTGATAATGATCATCAATTAGGTTTAAACATCCACTACATTCCTTATGATTCTAGAATACCTTTTCTTTCTGATGTTTTTAAATCATTTAAAAGTACTATTGCTTCTGCAATAAATAAAGCACCAGGTAATCCTATAGCTCAACCTAGGTTAAGTGAATTTACCTATGATAATTTAAAAAAATCTCTAGGTAGAAAATATAATCTTACTTATGCAATTAGACAGTATAGATTAGATAGAATGAGAAAACCTAGAATGTTAGGATATGATGATTGGTATATAGGTGCTGTAAACAATCAAAATCATTTTTTTGGTGGAAATATTAATGAAGCGCAAGCATTATATTACAAGAATATATAAACAATAAAAGATAAAACAATATGGCAGGTTTTACTGATAGAAGAGGACCCTTAAGTACAGGTAATCCAGTAAGGAAGATTTTAAAGGATCTTTCTAATTTAGGCATGGCTTACGATGATATGATCATCCGTAATTCTCGTGCAGTAGGGTTTACAGAAAATCAAATGGGTTACCAATTTAATCCAATGGGTTCTGATGCTGATGATATGTATAGTGCATTTGCTGCATTATCATTAACAGATACTACAATGAAAAAGAATATCTCTATATTTGATAGAGATTATGAAAAGAAAAGAGATCAGCTTAGAGAATATGCAGTACAAGATGAAATAGAAGATATCCTAGATGTAATTACCGATGAGGCAATTGTATTTGATGAATCTAATTTTATGGCATATTCAAATTTTCATGGACATATTGCAAGTTCTATCGAAGATGAGATTGGTGATGTATATAATAACCTTTATAATTACTTTGGTTTTAATGATTCAGTTCAGCCATGGAATTATTTTAGAAAATGGTTAGTAGATGGATTCCTTGCTTTTGAGATAGTATATAATGATAAACAGACAGAGATTATAGGATTTAAAGAATTAGACCCTATTTCCTTAATGCCTGGTATAGATACTGACACTGGAAAGAAGCAATGGGTACAATATAAAGGACAGGGTGCTAAAGAGAGAAAGTTATGGGATTCACAAATCATATACCTTTCTTATTCACAAGTTAATTCACCAATGAGAATATCTTATGTTGAAAGATTAATAAGATCATTTAACCTTTTAAGAATTATGGAAACAACTAGAATTATCTGGGCTGTTTCTAATGCTTCATTTAAGACTCAATTTATTATACCTGTAGGTGGTAAATCTAAAACTAGAGCAAAACAATCATTAGCTTCATTAATGAACTCATATAGAGAAGTTGTAGATTTTAACCAAGAAAGTGGTGAAATTGTAACTAACGGAAAACCAATGATGCCTTTTAATAAAGAATATTGGTTACCTTCAAAAGACGGTGATTCACCAGAGATTAGTACAATTGGTGGGGATGGACCAGACTTAGGAGATACTGAATCTCTTAAATATTTTGCAGATAGATTAAAATTGGCTTCTAAGATTCCTTTCTCAAGATTTGATAAAGAAGGTGGAAATACTTATGATATGGATGCTAGCGGAATGCTAAGAGATGAAATTAAGTTTTCTAAATTTGTTGATCGCTTAAGATCTATATTCCAAGAAATACTCGTAAAGCCAATGTATCTTCAAATGTGTCTTAATCATCCAGAATTAAAAAACGATGTTTCATTTAAATCCGGTTTAGGATTAGATTTTGTTAAGGATAACGTCTTTGAAGAAATGAAAGAAATGGAATTACAAACGAAAAGAGTAGATTTTATAGGTAACCTAAAAACTCAATTAAGTACCATGACAGCAGAAATGGAGGAAATTCCATACTTCGATTTAGGATTCTTGGTTAAGAGATATGGCGGCTTTACTCGTGAAGATTTAAAGGCTAATGCTAGAGCAAAAGAAAGAGCTGATTTAGAGAAAGAAAAATACTCAGATGAAGATATTGAAAAGATCCTTTTAGGTGCCGATAAAGCAGATTTTAAACCAGAGAAGAAAGAAGGTGCAGCAGATGAAGATCCATTAGCAGACCTCTAATAAAAACTTTACAGAGATTGTAATATATAAATCAAATAACTACTAGAAAATGTCAGGAAAAAAATTATTAATTCTTGAAAGACAGAAATCAAATTTAGATATAACTACCGGTGAAGACGGTTCTGTTGTATTAGAGGGAGTATTTACCGAATTTGATGTTAAGAACAAGAATAACCGAATTTATGAGGAGAAAGAAGTAATGCCTCACATTAATGAATTACAAGAAAAGGTTAAGACCAATAAGCTTCTAGGTGAATTAGACCACCCAAAAGATTTTGATGTTAGTTTAGCTAATGTATCTCATGTTGTAGAATCTTTAGATTATGATAAAGATAAAAAACAAGTTATTGGTAAAATAAGATTATTAAATACTTCTAAAGGTAAAGAAGCGCAGGCTCTTATCAAAGATGGTATTCCTTTACATATTTCAAGTAGAGCTGCTGGTACAGTAGATGAAAATGGTAAAGTTAAAATTAAAAAGTTTTTTACTTATGATCTGGTTGCAGATCCTGGTTTTGAGAATGCAGAATTATCCAGAGTAAATGAATCTTTTGGCCTAAGTAATGATGATGGAATATTGATTTACGAAATGGAAGAAACTGAAAATAACAACGATAATAAAAAAGATCTAACAATGGAAAATAAAAACTATGTATCCGTCGAAGATTTTCAAAAGTATACTGAATATGTATCTGGAGTTCTAAGTAATGTTAAGGAATCTACTAATTCTAACAATGATGAGGTAATGGAAAAACTTATTAAGTACACCGAGCATATTGCAGAGAAAGTAAATCAGGTTACTGATTATGCTGAATACTTATCAGAAAACTTAGACAAAAATATTTCATACTCTGACTATTTAGCAGAGAATGTAAATTCAATTAAAGATTATGCTTCTTATTTAGCTGAAGAGCTTGATGGTAGTATTCAATATTCTGAGCATGTTGCTGAGATGGCTGACAAAGGAATTCAATATTCTAACTATGTTGCCGAAAACTTAGAAAAGAGTATCGATTATTCTGAATATGTAGCCGAGAAGGTTGATCAGAATATTGCTTATTCTGAATATCTTGGTGAAAATGTAGATAAGAGTATTAAATATTCTGAATACATTGCAGAGAATATAAATACTCCTAAAGCCGATTCTATTAATGAAGATACTGTTAATGAATACGGAATGAAGGAAGGTGCTATGCCAACAATGGAAGAAGTTTCAAAATGTATGGATGAAGGTATGACATACGAACAAGTTTGTGAAAAGTATCCAGATGCTGATAAAGGCAAATTAAAAGAAATGTGTGAATCGTGTGGTAAAACTCATGAGACTGTAGATTATAAAAATTCTATTGAAGAAAAATTAGAAAAGTTAATTGCAGCTGCTGAGGTTAAGAATGTATCTGAAATGCACTTTATGAATTTCTTAGGAGAATCTAAAAAGAATGAATTTAATTCTTTATCAACAGAGAAGCAAGCTATGATTGTAGAATCAATGAATGCTAAACCAATTATGTCAACTATACAAGCTGAAAATATTTGGGAATCTAATTTTATTGAAAAGAAAAGAGAATTAGATGTAGTTTCTGATATGCCAGAAAAATTTAAAGAAAAATGGAATAACCTTTCTGAATCAAGACAACATCAAATTATTTCTGAATCAAGGTTTCATCCTGTAAATAATCAATATGGAATTAATAACTTTTGGTCAACAAGAGATCTTAGAGATACTCAAATTGTAACAGAAGCTATTAACGAAAGTAAAACTGCTGCCGAGTCTGCAAATACAAAAGAGCCATTAATAAATGAATCTTTTAAAAACGACTTAGTAAACAAAATGAAATTCAGATTAGGTAGATAATCTAATCTAAAAGATATTAATCGAATGGTTAAGAAGAAAAGAACCGAGGCGATTAAATAAACGGAATTGAAAAATTCCACAAAAATGCGAAAAATAATTTTATAAAAATGTACGCAAATCAATTAATCAACGAGGCTGAGGTTCAAAAGACCTGGGGCCCTATCATTGAGGAAAGTACTGGTATCACTGAAAAAGCCAAGTTATCTTGGATGTCTAAGTATTGCCATTACCATAACCTTAATGAAAGTGTATATAATACTGTACACTTAAATCCAAACATGAATACTCAAGGTATGGGAGCAACTGCTTTTCCTAGTGATCCTACTACAATGAACAACTTTAACGGTGCTATGACTCCAGGTTCTGGAGATAGACCTTTTTCTTTGTTACCACTTGCAATGCAAGTAGCAGCTCAGACTGTAGGTTTAGACTTAGTACCAGTTGTACCAATGCAAGGTCCTATGGGAGTATTAACTTACCTAGACTTCGTATATGGTGGAGGTAGAACAACTCAAGCTGGTGGAATAGACGGAAACTCTGCTCCATTATTAATTAAAGCTCCACTAACTCAGGTTACTGGAACTGCTTTAGCTGTAAATTCAGTAATCTACGTAGGTACTGGTGCAAATGCATCATATGAATTAACTTATGTAGGTCAATCAAGAATTGACGGATTTCCAATTTTCCGTGTAAGAGGTAACTCTGACGCTGCTGGAACTACGTTTGCTCAAGGTACTGAAGGATACGAACCAATTTATACTGCTGTTGCTGCTGCTACTAGCTTTTTCTTAGAAGCTGCAATGACTACTGACTTAGGTGACTTTGACGGTGCTGCTGAATACGTTAAAGCTTTAGAAGACCATATTACTGGTTTCTCTGGTGATGCGTTTGAAGACAACAACAGAGCTGGTAATCCACCAATGGTTGCTATTGACTCTAACGATCCTTATGAAAGAGGTGTAGGAGAATCTACTCCAGATAACATTATGGGTCTAAGTTTATTTAACAAATCAGTTGCTGCAAAAACTTTCCAAGTTGCTGCTGCCGTAACTAGAGAACAAGTTCAAGATCTGAAGCAATTCGGAATTGACGCTGTTGCTCAAGTAGAAGCTGTATTGGTAAATGAGTTAACTCAATCTATTAACAAATACATCTTGGATAGAATCTTCAGAAATGGAGCTACTAATGCAGGTAATGTAAATACTGTTGATGGTTTACAATTATCTGCTGCTTATGGTACTACTGTTGGTGCTGTTACAATTCCACTAGGACTTGGAAATGCTGACAACACAACAATTATCAATGCAACTGTTCAAAGAACTATTGTTGGTGCAGGTGGTGAAACACAAGGAACTTTACAACGTAGGTTGTATACTAAAGTACTTGCTGCTTCTAACCTAATCGCAACAAGAGGAAGAAGAGGACCTGCTACTTTCGCAGTAACTTCTGGAGAAATTGCTACGGCACTTCAGGATGTTGCAGGATTCGTACCTTACCCACTATCAAATACAATCAACCAAGCTGGTGGATCTTTATATCCAATCGGTGCTTTGGCTGGTGTAACTATTTATGTTGATCCAAACATGGCTTGGACTGACTATAGAGTTGCTGTAGGTAGAAAAGGTGATGGTAATTCTCCTGGATTAGTATTCATGCCTTACTTAATGGCTGAATCTGTTGAGACAATCGCAGAAGGAACTATGGCTCCTAAAATCGCGGTTAAATCTAGATTCGCTTTAGTAGACGCTGGATTCCACCCAGAAACAATGTATTACACATTAGGTTTTAATTTCGAAGCTGGTACTAGTATCATCTAAGAATAAAAACTTTAATATAGTTTTAAAAGGTTCGCTTAACGGCGGACCTTTTTTTTGTCTTATATCA